AAATAAATCCTTTTGAAACTTTTGAAGAAGAAGATAAAAAAGAAAACCCTTTTGAAAATCTTGCTCCTGTAGAAGAAATTAAAACAGAAACTAAGAGTAATCCCTTTGAAAGTATTTCTGTGTCTAATGAGGACTACCTAGAAAACAATAAACAAGAAGCAAACAAATTAAGGATAACAGCTTATCAAAAACTGTTAGACCGAGACCCCTCTGAATTAACTACTTCGGAACTTCCTCCTCCTAATCTTCAAATGTATGAAGGGTTGGATACTGAAGAAGCCTTTAAGTTGTATAAAATCTATAAAGAAAATGAAAACACTCGTTTTGGTTTGTTAGGGAGTGCTTTAAAAACTGATGACAAAACATATACTATCCCATTGCCAAAAGAAACTTTGTTTAGTGATGACTATGGCGATGTAGATGCAGATGGAAACCCTGTAATTGAAAAAGGGGCTAAAGTTGGACTAGGCGATAAACTGACACTAGGAGTAGGAAATGCTCTAAAATGGATTGCTGTTACAGGTGCAGCAGGAATAGATTACATAGGGGATAAAATAGGGTCTAAGACAGGGGATGTAGATATATGGAATGAAGAAGAGGGAAGGCTTCAATGGGACTATCTTAGTCCAGAAGATCTAGCTAAAGCTAAAGAAGAAGATCCTAACTATGGCAGTATGTCATCTTTTCTTGATAAAAATTTAGCTGAAGTGAATCCAGGCGATAGTGTCTCAGACACTTTATTGACAGAAGGAGCAGGATTAGCTGTAGGTGGTACTGGTGCTTTTAAACTAGCTGATAAAGCCTTAAAATACTTACCCAAACTTCCAAGTGTACTAAAAGGGTTAACCAAGTTTACTTCTGTAGAAGCAGGAATGTCTGCAGCATTAAGTCCAGAAGTAGGTACTGTATTTTTAGGAGATAACTCTTTATTTAATACTGAAGGTACATTTTTACAGGGAGTGGATGTAGACCCTAACGACCCACAATATCAACAGATATTAGATAAGAAACTGAATATTCTTATGGATGGTATGTTAATAGCAAAACCTGCCGAGGGAATACTTAAAAGCTCGGTTTGGTTAGCAAAAGGAACATACAATCTAGTAATAGACCCTTTTGTAAAATTAGGTAGTAGATCTTCTAGGGAGAAAGAAGTTGTAAAACAAATATTAGATCAGTTAACTATTGCTGCTAACCCACAAAAGTATGGGGTAGATGAAAAGACTGCACAAAGAGAACTTGTTAAACTAATCAAAGAAAATCAAGAAGTCATCATTAAAATGACAGACGATGAAGAGATGGCTCTCGGCCTAGATACTATGGGAGCACTAGAAAGAGGTTTAGCAGAAAACGCTGATGATGAAAGAGTGGCTGCAATTATTGCAAATGCAAGAAAGCAAAGACAAGGAACATTAAGTTCTGGAGAAGGTTCTCAATTAGAAGTAGTGACAGGTAGACCTGCAAACGAATTAGACAATATTACAAGCCAAACTGATGAAGTTTTAGCCCAGGAGCAAATGCTAGATTCTGCTGATGCTATCGTAAGCCAAGGGCAATTTGAAATTAAAACAAAACGACAGCTTGTGGATGATTTACAAGTCAGGATAGATGAAGCTAATGGAGATGTACTTAAAGTATTAGGAGAAAATCCTGTATTTAAAGATCTTATTGGTAAGATAGATGGAATAGATTTTAACTCTCTTAAAAACCTAAGTTCTGAAAGGCTTATTAAAGTACTTGAAGATTCTTATGGTAGCATGACTAACAAAAAGAATACTTTGTATAGTGCAGTTAAAGGAGGAGAAATTGATAATGACTCTCTCTTTGATATTTTATCTGAAATTAATCCAGGACAAATTGATGCTGGTGCAAACAGCTTAAATGCCAACAGCCCTTTAGCTAATTTAATGAGGGCAGTAAAACAAATCAAAGGCGATGAAATCGTAGATGGTATTAATGTAACAGCAAAAGAAAGATTGGATAATCTAATAGCTACAGAAAACCTAGATTTTGGTAAGTTATATAATATGAGGGGAGATCTAGCAGTACTTAAAAATGATTTCTTTTTATCTAAAAACCCAGAACAAATAGCAGCAGCTAGAATATTCAATAAGTTTGTTAAGTTTATTGATGAAGATGCTTTAGACTTTGTAGCAAAAGGTGGTGGAGAAGCTGCTGAAAATGCTAAGACTGCTAAAGCCTACTATCAAGACGAGTATGCTCCTATATGGAATGATGGTGCGTTAGATGACTACACTAATGTCTATCAACAAAATTATAAATTCAATAAAGCTAATTATATGCAAGGAGCTTCTGATCTTCTTGAAGATACTATTACAAATAAAAATAAATACCGAGCATCTCATTTAATTAACTCTTTAAACGATATGTCAGACCCTAGTCAGGCTAGTTTAGTGACCGATTATATTATTGGAGATGTTGTTTCTAAATTAAACATGAAACTAAAATCTGGAGTATCATTAGACAAGATTAGTTTGGATGAAATCGTAAGTTCTTTAGGGCAATACAGCGACATTGTTGTTAGAAACTTTCCGGATGAAGCAGGCAGAATAAATCAATTTATTGATAGCATTAGAAATCAACGAGGAAACATACAAGGACTAAATAATTCCTTAGATGTAGCTACTAAAAATGCAGAACAAGCTGAAATTCAAATATATACCAAAGAACTATCAGAGTTTTTCGATAGATCAGGACAACCTGTTGCACCAGAAAATGTGTTCCAGGCGTTTAATAGAATTTTTAATGATCAAGTTAATGGGGGTAACACCTTAGATTCTTTATTAGAAAGAGCAGGAGATGACCCTGTTGTACTAGATGGAATAAAAGTAGCCTATCAAAAACATCTAAGATCTAAAGTATTAGGATCTAACTTAGAAAGTGCAGGTAATAGGAGCATAAATACAAAAGTTTCTGAAGAGATGGTGGAAGGCTTAAAACCTACTTTAGAGTATGGTAGAAAGATATTTAAAGATACTCCTGAAATTATTGATGCGTATGAAACTCTTATAGAGCTGTCTTATGGCATCCAAAGATCTAAAGGAGCTAAATCTATAACCTCTGACTCTTCTACTGTGTATAGGCAGAAAGCACTAGGAGCTACAGATAGATTAGTAACAATGGTATTTGGTGTGCTAGATAGAGTAGGTGCTCGTATTCGTACAGGTGTTGGTGGTGTAATAAGAAGTTTAGATACTGAAATAGCTCAAATTACTGATGATATGTTAGCCAACCCAGAAGAATTTATACGAATTGCTAACAAAGTAACAAGAGACCAATTACCTACAGATGTTCAGGATATGCTTTGGAGCTATATGGTTCGAGTAGGTATCTATAATGAGGACAATGAAAAAGAAAGATCTGAATTTATTAGGGCCTTGGCTGAAGTAGAATTAACTTTAGATGAAAACCTACTTGAATTAGAAAATCAAACTGAGCAAATACTTAGGAATAAAAAGTAATGCCTGAGAAATGGAAAGCAGACGAAACAATAATGGATCGTACTACAAAGAAAGTTACGAAGAAAAGACATTACTTAAGATCTACTCCTACTCAAGAATTAGAAGATTACTTAAGCAAATCTTTCAAAAGAGCTAAATTAGTACAAAAAGTTAAAAAAGAACTAAGTAGACGAAACTCTATATAAAAAAGTACTCTTTTTCTAAAAACGACCTCACAGGAAGCTCCTAGTGGGGTTTTTTAGTATATAGGAAGGGTATTAGTCCAAAAACACCTAAAACCTCTGTATGACTCTCTATGGGACTCCTAGAGCAATAGGCAAAAAAAAGCCCCAATTAAGGGGCTAATTTCCAAAAAAAGAGATAAATAGTAATTAAGGAGTAACTATTTTGGTATCTGGAGTAATTATTCCAGACCCAGAGGGCTTATCTTCTTTTTTCTCAGGGGCTTCTTGTCCTTCTTGAACTCTTCGGTTCTTTTCAAAGAGGTTCATTTCAAACTCAGCTCTGTTTAACATCCAATGAACCATAGGTAGATTATTGTTAGTAGCATTAACTGCCACATTACCTTTTTTATCTAATCCTACAATCACACACATATCATAGTCCTGGGATTTTACATCCTCTAGGATTTCCGAAACAGATTTAGGTTCTTCGGTTATAGTTTCTTTATTACTCATATTAGTTTCCTAAGTTAATTAATTAATTAGTGTCATATAATAGCACTAACTAATGTCTCTATCAACATCTATATTTTTAAATACAGGGTTTTTCTGTTGATCGAAATATCCTCTATCCCAACCTCTTTGCCATTCTTTAGCTAGGATAGTTTCTTTTTTATAAGGGTGTGAAAAACGACCTTCGTAGAATGCTTTTTTACCCATCTCAAAAGCAATAGACATCGAGTTTTTGCCTTTCTTTTTATTTTGATGCACTAGCACTCCCCCAAACATCTCCCCAATCGCCTTTGACAGCACCTTTTGCATAATCAACGACTTTGTTTTCAAAGAAGTTTGTGTGGGTAACTCCGAGCATTTCATCTACCCAAGGAAGATTGTTTTTCTTAACTTTAAAAATACCTTTCATTCCTAAAGCTATCAGTCTCCTATCGCAGATATACCTAATGTAAGTTTTAACTTCTTCTTTAGTTAATCCCTGCATTTCATGGTTGTTAAAAGCTAGATCTATAAATTGATCTTCGAGATCCACCATCTTCTCTGCTATCGTGTAGATCTTAGATTTTAGTGAATCATTCCAAAGCCTACGATTTTCAGTCATATAAGTTCTAAACAACTTAATCATGCTCTCTGTATGCAGAGTTTCATCTGCAATAGACCAAGCAATGATCTGTCCCATCCCTTTCATTTTACCCCAACGAGCAAAGTTAAGAAGCATAATAAAAGAACTGAATAGTTGCATACCCTCAGTAAAAGCAGAAAAAGCTGCAATCTGTGCAGGTAGGCTTTTTTCATCTTGTAGTTTTAAAAAGAAATCATGCTTTTCTACCATTTCTCCATATTCAAGAAACTCGTTATAAGTAGACTCTGGCATTCCTACTGTCTCAATTAGATGAGAGTAGGCTGCTACATGGATGGCTTCTCTAGCAGCAAAGCTAGATAACATCATTCTTACTTCAGGTTGAGGAAAGTAAGGCAAGTAATTATTTACATAGGCCCCACTAACATCAATATCTCCTTGAGTAAAAAATCTAAATATCTTTGCTAAGAAATCCTTTTCATTCTCTGTAAGTTTCTTTTGCCAATCTTTGACATCCTCGTTCATAGGCACTTCTGTCCACAGCCAGTGCATTTGTTCAGATGCTACAAAAGCATCATAAGCCCAGGGATAGTTGAAGGGCTTGTAATAATCCCTGGTATCCATCAGCTTTAATTTTTTCTTTGGTTCTTTTTTGGTACTCATAATTATCCCTCACAAGCCACACATACATCGCCATCAGCGACAGCAGTTAAGTCTACTTCGTCTTCTATTCTTCTACGCTTTATGCGAGTGCCAACTTTATCTGCTTTTCTTAGTTTGTCTGAACGACAGTAATACAAAGATTTCATTCCTTTTTTCCAAGCTAAGAAATGAACGCTATGTAGATACTTGATATTAACATCAGCATTAAAAAATAAATTTACTGATTGCCCTTGATCGATATAAACCTGTCTATCTGCTGCAAGATCTATAACCCACCTTTGGTCTATTTCAGTTGCAGTTTTAAAGACATCTCTTACATTTTGAGGGATCTCTTCTATATGTTGAATAGACCCATCTCTAGCAATGATAGACGACCAAGTATCAGTATCGTCTAAACCCAATTCGATTAACTGTTCTTTTAAAAATTTATTCTTATAAATATGTGCACCAGACAAAGTATCTTGGCGATACACATTTGCTCTATAAGGTTCTATCGAAGGGCTAGTATTACCCATGATAAGACTAGAAGAAGCATTAGGAGCTATAGCATTCCAATGACTAAACCTTCTCAGCTCTCCATAATCTTGAGCATCTGGACAAGGCCCTCTTTCATTACATAGATATTGGTCTGCTTCTGCACATTTCAACCTTATATGATTAAAAATATCTTTATTAGAAATCTTAGCTAAGACGCTTTCAAATGGGTACATCTTCTTTTGGAAGTACGCATGAAGTCCTAGTGCTCCAATTCCTATAGATCTTTCTCTAAAGGCACTTAACTTGGCTCTCTCTATCGTATCTGGGGCATGTTCAATAAAGTAGTTAAGTACATTATCCAACATCTCCATCGCATCACGAATAAATAGAGGAGAGTCTTTCCAATCATCAAAGTATTCTAAATTTAAACTACTTAAACAACAAACTGCTGTTCTGTCAGAATTAGTAGGAAGAAAGATCTCAGTACACAGGTTAGACCCATGTATCTTTAGCCCTTTTGATTGCAACCAGTTAGGAAGTTTATCATTAGCATTATCAAGAAAGACAATGTAAGGCTCTCCTGTCTGCATTCTTGTTTCTAAAATACGCTGCCACAGTTCTTTTGCACTTATAGTGTCTACAACTTCATTACTTGCTGGGCTTATTAATTGCCAGGTATCATCATACTCTGGGTCTCGCATCGCATGTTCTATTTTTTCCATAAATGCGTTAGATATATTTATACCATGATGTAGGTTTAATGTCCTAAAATTTTGATCGCCTGTTGCCTTTCGCATCTCTAAAAATTGAATTATGTCTGGATGGCTTATATCTAAAAAGGTAGCATAAGACCCTCGTCTAGTTTTACCTTGTCGATACGCAAGAGTAGAAGCGTCATAAACTTTTAAGTGGGGCATAACTCCAACTGACTTAGCATCAGACTCTCTAATACCCACATGGATTCCTACACCACCACCCATCATGGATAGCCAATTAACTTCAGATAAACATTCTACTAACCCTTCTGAACTATCGTCTAAATATGAAAGGTAGCAACTGATAGGTAGCTGTCGTTTTTCATTCTTAAAAGAAAGAATAGGAGTAGAGAAACTTAGCCAATGATTAGAAGCATAAGTATACAATCTTTCTGCGTGTTCTTCGTTAGAAGAAAAGAAATCACAAACAAATTTAAAGCGTTCTTGAGGACTTTCTTCTTCCTCTTTCATGTAGCTTTCTCTAAGTCTTGTTTTTCCTAAATCATCAAATAATTCATCTTTGGATAGATCTATTTCATACGCCATGTTGTTCCACCTTTTCGATTAAAAGATTTAAGTAGAACTGACCTTTCTTAAGATCCTCAAGAGGTTTATTTTTATACCTGTATCTCCACAAATATTTTTCAATATTACCTTTTAGGTATCCTTGAAATTCTTTTGGAGACATTGATGCTTCAATAGCATCCAGGCATTCTATTCCAAATTGATTATAATGGCTTGGGGAGTTGACAGGATCATATTCTTCTCCTTTGTATACTCCTTTTTCCATTATGCTTTGTGCTTCAAGCATCTGTTCATCTACAGATGTTCCATTGACTCTTTCTACAGTATCAAAGGGGGGAAGATGAGCTTTCGGTACTCGTATTTCTGATTTTGCCATTAGATCTCCTTAATTTAATTTCTTTGGATCTTTAGGAATGAAGTCCTTTAGATCTACAATTTTAGCGTTTTCTTTTCCTTTCTTTTTGCCCTTGCCATTTAGGTCTTCTTTGTTCTTCGCCATTCTTTCTAAAAGAGCATCATCTGGAGTGAAGATTAACTCATCATCATCTCCATCAGCGTTAAACAGTTCTCTTTCTAAGAGGTTCTCTTTGATTTTAAGACCTGCTTCGATGGCTTCTCCCATCTTAAATACTTCGTAAAAACGAGTATGGATAAATCCAGACAAGCCATGAATAAGAGTAACTAGCGTTTCTATTTCTTGGTCATTTGCTGAACCATCTTGGGGGAAGTGCCACTCAGTCTCACAGTCAATAGAACCATTATCCATTAAGAATAATGTAATCTGTGCCGAGTTAGGGGGGGTGTTGGTTTTATTTGCCATTTTTTATTTTCTGCTCCTTTAGCCTTTCGACTATATTTATTGATTTTAATTTTGATTTTTCTTTAACCCAGGACATAGGAACTTCCTTGTCGGCATAAATAAAACCATGCTTCTCACACCATTCGGCATAAGAAGACTTTGCTCCTTTTCTTAATTTTGTTCTGGAGTTGCTAAAGACAAACCTAATATCTAAATCTGGGTATTGTTCTTTTACCAATAAGTGCTTCTTTCTATCCTCAAGAACGAAGAGTCCTTTAAGTTCGAGGATAATGCCATTGGTAAGGAGATAGTCAGGTGTATAAGTACGCCTAATAGTAGGAACAGTATAAGGAATTTTAAAGGATTCATATTCTGCATGTATTTTTAACTCCTTGAACCTTTCGCCTATTTTTTCTTCCAGCCCACTTCTATACCCCTTGGCGATAGCTCTTTGTTTAGGCCCTATTTTTCTGCGGGTCATTTTGTGTTTCTAGTAAATTCATCGACTAGATCGTTTCCAGAAAGTCTTTTTCCAAAATAAACAATCCCTCCATCATGGAGTCGTCTTTCAACTAGACCATCATTGTATTCAATATCAGTAACAGAGTGTGCGTCAGTATCTTGTGGGCGAGTATCATACCACATAGATTTAAGCCTGTGACAATGGACAGCCTTAACTCCTTTAGCCCACTTTTCAGCTTCTAGTTTTTTTCCTTGTCTTTTAACAATATCACTAAATTGTCCCATGATTATTTCCCCTCTATTTTTTCTGAAGGGTCATATTTTTTAACTAGCTTCCAATACTCTAAAAGAGCATTAAACATAGCTACATGCCTTTCATGGCTTTCGGTGTCCCAAATATGAGAAGCTACAATAGTAGGATCAGTTCTATCTACAAAGATGGAAACTCGTTCTACTTTGTCAAAGCCACAGCCTTGAGCATACGCTGATAATTGCATTCCATGTTCATCATAAACTAAACGAGCAGGGTCTTTGCCTTCTAAGTTATCTTTAGTTTTGAAATCAACAAAGATTCCAGACTTAGAATACAGATCTATTTTTCCCCCATACCCAGAGTCTGCACAAAAGGAGTCTTCTGCTATCCACTCTTCATTAGGGAAATGCTCGTCTAAAAAGGCTTTTACTACTCTATAGGGTTTGGTGTCAGACTCTCCTAGAAACCCTTGCTCTAACATAGCATGAATTTCTGTACCTCTTTCGGCTGCCTTTATTCCAATCTGCTTTGAGTCTTGCTTACATCTGTAAGTAAACTGATCTATTGTTTCGTCTGGATTTTGTGAAAGCGTTAGAGCTGAGTTTAATGCTTGATCTATCTTCCAATTTTCTAAAGAGGGCTTGGCTGCAATACCTAAGATAGTAGTTACCGAAGGTACGAACCCTTCTTTCCTAGCATCTCTTAATGTAGTGTTTCTTTCTTTGCCATTAGCCCCTGTAATTGTATACATTGGGTCGCCATTTTGAGCGTACCAATGTCCACTTTCTGCTGTAAATTTACTTGCCATGATTATAGTCCTCGATTATTGCAAGTCCTAGATTGTAGGCAATTTGAGGAACGATTGAGTTTCCTAATGACTTTAATCTATTAACTTTGTCTTGTTGGTTATGTGTGACCCTTAAAGTCCTAGGTTCTTCGTAGAAGCCTTGATGATCTTTAAGAGTAAGTTTTTCATCAATAGAAAGATCTGTGTAACCTTTCCCATACCCCATTAGCCATTCAACCCAATCAGCGTTTAAATGACCCCCTGGTTTTTGTTTCTCTACTTCAATGTGCTCATGAGCCACTTCAGTTTCTAAATATCTTTTATGTTGAAGATCAGATAATCCTTGGGACATCTTCATGTGCATACCTATTGCTGCACGAGGAGTAGGCCACATTTTATGAGGAGTTTCTGACTCAGCATCTGTAACTGCTGCATTAAGATTCCACCCATGAGTCCCTTTAATCATTGAAGGGCTTGGGTTCTCAAAATAAGCCATACGAGTAGTTGCTCTTGGAGTCGGCCATAAGGAAGCACTCTTAGTTTGCTCCCATTCAGCTTCTTCTATAGTTGTCATTTGTTCATCAAACCTAGCCCCTTTATCATCAAGGAAAGGCTTAATAGTTTCCCAATCCACAACAGAAGGATGGCTAAAGCCACTCTTATCTTTTCTAAACCAATGCTCGATTGTTGTTTTTAGAATGTCAGTTTTTTCAGCTAATTCTTTTACTGAAGTTTGTTCTCTTATATATTCCACAAAGCAATTTTGAGGAGGGAGGTTAGGTCTTACTACTATAATGTGGTCTTCAAACTCTTTCATAAGATCCGGATTTTGTCGGATTTCTTCCATCATCACTTGATCTACAAGAGTTATTTGTACTTGTTCTCCAGAAGCTCTTTTTGTTTTACCTTGGAGAAGTTTAGTAGCATGTTTTAGAGCATCGCCTTTAGCATCCATAGTGGTAGGAGTTCGCCAAAAGTTTTCATGAACTTGCTCTCGAAGGTTGCTACACCCACCTTGTTTGGCTGCTTCTGTTAGATCTTCTTTTGCTCTAGGTTTCTGATTAATTCTAGTGCCATCAGTTAATTGTGGAGTCGCCCACAAGTTTCTTTCCGATACACCAGACTCTATCTCTTTTGTGGGGAGCGTTGACGCTTGGAGCTGGAAGTACAAACGACCTTGTGGCGTAGCCTTCACTTTCCAATTCAAAGCACACCGAGTCGAGTGCCACATTGACGAAGCCACTAACATTTTCGACAATAACATAAGAGGGTCTTTTGTGCTTAATGATTTCAAACATGCTCGGCCACAGGTGTCTAGGGTCTTCCTTGCCTTTTTTGAGTCCTGCCACGCTGAAAGGTTGGCATGGGATTCCCCCTGCAATGATGTCAAATTCTGGAATATTTCTAATTGTTTCATAGTCTTTACTTAAAGTAGTAAGGTCATCATAAATTGGGGTATCCGGAAAATGCTTCTTGAGTACTTTTTGACACCAAGGGTCAAACTCACAAAAGGCTACAGTTTCAACTTGTTCGGTGGCTTCAAGACCTAAACTAAAGCCACCAATCCCACTACAAATGTCGAATAACTTTAGTTTATTGGTCTTCAAAGTCTTCGTTCAGATCTGATGAATTGCTGACTACTGCATCAATAGTTTGATGGTCAGACATGGCATTACTCAGAGAGTTTTGGTACTTCCCTTGTATGCTTTTATTCTCTCTAGTGATCATAGAAGCTATGCCTTGCATAGTCTCAAATGTCTTATCATCTAAAGGCAATTTAGTTTTTGTATCAGGTTCAAAGTGCATAACAAAATAAACAACGCTACCTTGCTTTCTTCGTTCAGTAGTTACAGTTGCTTTGAAGTCATAAATGTTAGAGCCTTTTGGAAGTTTCTTTGTGTACTCATCTTCAAAAGGACTAAAGTTTGAGCCTTTCAGTAAAATGATACAGGGCAAGTTTTCATACTTAACTTCTTCGCCTGTTGATGTTTTACCATCAAAATCTACTAAGCATCTAACCTGTCTGAAACATTTAATTTCTGAATATTTCTTTTGTTCTTCAGGGTCTAATTGACGAAAGTCTTTGCCTTTAGGCTTACCACATCTTGTAGTTCCTTTTTCATCAATAGGTTCTGTTCCCCAATTAGTAACTAATATAGTTTTATTAGCCATTTTATTTTCTGTGGAACTCCAATGAAGCCATTGGTAGTGATGGGCTAAAGGTCGAATAGTAATCGTTTCAGCGAATGCTCTTTCTTCTTCTACCCCTTTGATAAAGAATAATCCTTTTTTTAAAGTATTACCCTGGTCGTCTTCATCTTCTACATTCATTTTTACCTCTGGGAGATAATCTGATTTTGTAGCAGTTTGTTCATCGTTTGATCCAAGGATCATAGCCAACTCTTTCTCCTTTTCAGGACTGATTGTTGATAATTGTGTATTCTTTGACATAGTATAGTTTACCTCGATAATTTAATTAAATACGACACTAAGAATAGCACTTACTAGTGTCGCAAGTCAAGCCTTTAGTTCGACATTATTTAACCAATTAGGCCCATAATTAATCTCTACATCGAGGGGTAAAATGGGGGAGTAATCAAAGCGTTTTTGCATTTCTTCTGCAATATCACTCATAGCCCATTTGAGAATTTCAACTACTTTATCAAATTCAGAAGGGTGGCAATCTACTACTATGGAGTCATGGACTGTTAGTATAATTTTAGATCTTAGTTCTTCTTGTTTAAATTTCCTTAAGGCACGAATACAAGATAAGGGAACAATGTCGGCAGTAGCAAAACTTTGAACAGGGTAATTAACTACAGCAGTTTGATTAGATATTCTTCCACCATGCAATCTTACAGCATCTGGAAATGCAAACTCTCTACCACTAGGGGTTCTGATAATGCCTTCGTGCATTACTGCATCAGCTAACTCTACATGCCATTCTTTTAAGCCACGATAAATATTGAAGTATTCTTTAAAATAATTACGAATATGATTAGGTTCTCCCATACCAAGTCCCCCATAAAGGGGGGCGAATGTGAAAGCCTTTGCTTGTTGGCGAAGATCTTTAGTTATCTTAGATTCATCACATTGATTTATAATGGCTGCTGTTTGTTTATGAACATCTTTACCATTAGTAATGTCTTCTATTATCTGTGGGTCTTTCGACAGCTCTCCTGCAACTCTAAATTCTAATCCACTATAATCGATCTCAATTATGTGTCCTTCATCAAAACGAGATACAACGCATCTTCTTACAGGAAACTTTGAGCCTTTTGGTTGGTTTTGAAAGTTTGGATGGGATGAAGATAGTCTACCTGTTCTTGTTGTAGTCTGATTAAAATTAGCGTGTAGTATTCCATCGTGTCTTGTCCAAGTCTGTATGCCTTTAACAAAAGAATCCAGGTAAGTAGAGATGGCGTTCAATCTCATGATGCCATTTAAAAAATCAATAGCTTGGGTATTGTTCTTTGCTTGGGCTTGGGAAATTAATCTAGCAATAGTTCCTTTATCTGTTTTGAAACCATTAATACTTGCATCAATGGGGCCACTAGGAACTAACTTTAATCCTGCAACTTCTTTAGTATCATTTAATAGAACTCCTAAAGTATCACATTCTTTACAGTTAGAAGTTTTAGCCCAAGGGTCTCCATTCTTTTTATACTTTTGATAATACCCTCGCCCTTTGCAATTTGGACATTGCGAAGCAATAGTCTTCTTAACAATCCTAGTGGTATTCCTAACTGCATCTGCAAAAACCTTTGGCTTCATCTTTGGTGCGTATAAGGACTTACCTCTGCTATCTACTCCTATATTAAAAGTTGCTTTATGAAGATCTCTGTCTTTGACTACTCTTGAATAGACTACCTTAGTCATATCAATCCCACTATTAAGATTAATAGGGGTGTCCCCCATGACAGTAGAAACAATGTGATTTAAGTTTAGTTCTATTTCTTTCTTTTCAGTTTCAAATTCCAACTCAACTTTTTCTAATTCTTCTATATCTATTTTAATACCATTAGCTTCCATGTCGCATAGAAACAAAAGCATCTCATTTGATAGATCTAAAACAGCCTGTAGCCCACCAAACTCTTCAAGTTGCTGTAAGTATATTTCTCCACAGGCAAGAACATCAGCATCTGCGTATTCAATGACAGTATCTAAGGGCATGGCTTCAAAGCCTGTACCTTGTTTAAATAATTCGTCTACAAGATCCGATTTCTTTTCCTGTACCTGTCTTCTATATGCTGTAGCTTTCAAAGACTTTTCACGATGCTGCCCTCTAGCTAAAAGATACTCGCCTACCATTGTACAATGTACTTTTTTGGGGATTGGGAAGTTAGCTTCTATTAAATACATTAAATCAAATTTAGCATTATGAGCTATCAATCTTGATGCACTTTTTAAGTCTGCGATAAGTTCATTAGGGCTGTCGGCTTCTTCTTGATCATTATGAAAAAAGACAGCTTTCTTAGGTGTACCTAAAACACCATCTTCAAGCATTCTCCAATGAGCCGATACAATTTTATTCTTTGGATTGAAGGGGGAGTTATCTATTATGTTATCTGTTAATCTTTGGACTGTTGTTTCTAAATCTAATACTATCTCAATCGACATATCTTGAAACCTCTGGCTTGATGTTACAAACAACTGTTCCATGCCAACCAGATAGTTTATTTTTTGATACTGTTATGTATCTTGTATAATCTTGTTCAGCTTCTTGAGAGTCATTCTCCATCTTCCCAATGCCAAGTATTAAATCTGTTTCTGCACTTTTTCCAATCTTACTGCCTTCCATTTCAAAGGGGCTTAACTTAGTTCTTCCTTTGGCTTCTGCACTTGCTTGAGATATTACCAACAAGGCACATTCATACCTCTTCGCTAATTCTCTAAACCTTCTATAAAGTTCTCGTAATCTTTCATGACTTGCAGAAAAAGCTCCACCAATATGAATCTTATCCCCTTGATCTAAAATTACGACATCAGGTTTCATTTTTTCAATGAAGCCCTCTGTCTCATCTAAAGACCAATCTTGAATATCTTTCATTTCAATGTTTTCTTTTATTCGGTCAAAAGACTGTGCTGCTCTCTGTGGGTTTGCATTGATTTCTTCTTTAGTCATATTACTACAAGACTGAATAACTCGAAGCATTGTACGATCTGTTTTTTCTTCGTTTCCTAAATAAAGAACCTTTGCTCCTTGATGGCAAAAACCTTTAGGCCCAGCACAAAAAGAAACAGCACAGGCAGTTTTACCTGTCTCTGGAGTAGCAAATATAACTCCGAACTCTCCAGGGCCTATGCCATATACATTATTTTTTAAGTGTCTTAAATTAAAAGCCCACCTATTCTTGTCCGAACTAGACTCTAATAATTCTGCAATATCTTTAGTAGTTGTAGGGCCATAATCATCTGGCATAAAAGATTCTTTACTCTTTAATATTAGATCTTCTAAATTCTTTAAGCCTTGCTGATTACCTTCTGTTATCTCTAGCCCAATGTGTGCAATCTTTCTTCCTATTTCTCTTTTCCAAAGATCTTCAATAACATCAGTTGCTATATCGAAAGAAATGGGTTGGACATTTTGAATATGATTCACAATCTCTTTCATTGAATCAATTTCAGCTCTTGTTGCTACAGGGTATTTTTTCTTCCAAAGTTGGAAAACTTCATCTTCATTTAAGTCATGCTCGTATTTTGTGTGAGCTTCATTAATGATCTGAAATAAATCAGCAATCTCATCATCAAAGAGTGTAGCTTTTAATCTAGTTTTATTGTTATCGAAAAATTGGAAGTTTAGGAGGGATTTTAAAATTTTGGTATCATCTGCTACATTCATTTGCTAGTGTCTCACTTAAAATTTAGTTGGTGTCACACTATAGCAC